TAAGTGCAGAGGCTAGGCACAAGCTAAAAGAAGATATTTACAAAGACCTGCATGACCTTCAGGTTCGCATCAAACTAATGGAAGAAAGGGCTAAGAAATGATTCCTATCGTCGGTGCGTTGCTTGGCACACTTGCTGAAAGTGGACTAGGTTTATTGTCTAGTGCTATTCAAGCAAAAGGCAAAGAGGTTGTTGAGAATACGCTTGGCATTAAGATTCCAGACAACCCTACTCCTGCGGATGTTGAAAAACTACGTCAGCTTCAATACGACCATGAAGAACGATTACTAGAGCTTGGCATTGAAAAAGCCAAGATGGAACTAGCAGAGCTGCAACTATTTGCTGATGCTGCCAAGAACGAAGATAACAACGTGTCTAACCGATGGGATGCTGATATGGCATCCGACTCTTGGCTATCCAAGAACATTCGACCTATGAGCTTAATTGCTATTTTCTGTGGCTATTTCTTATTCGCAATGATGTCTGCGTTTGGCTATAACGCTAACGAGTCGTATGTTAACTTGCTTGGTCAGTGGGGTATGCTGATAATGGGTGCATATTTTGGCGGTCGCACGATTGAGAAGCTTGCAGAAATGAGAGGCAAAAAATGAGCCTTGCACAAGAACAAGCCGCTTTTCTTTTAGACGCTTGCAAGCTTATTCAGTACGCAACTGAGCAAGGGTTCGTTGTTACTGGCGGTGAGTTAGCTCGTACACCTGAGCAGCAGGCCATTTACTTTAAGACTGGTCGTTCTAAGACCATGAACAGCATTCATTTGAAGCGGTGTGCAATTGATTTGAACTTCTTCAAAGACGGCAAAATCATTTGGGATAAAGCCATACTTGCGCCGCTGGGTGCTTATTGGGAGTCCCTGCATCCGAAAAACCGTTGGGGCGGTAATTTTAAGAGCCTACTTGATTGCCCACATTTTGAGCGTAATGTTTAAAGATGCCATTACAGAAACTGCAACTCCGTCCGGGCGTCAACAGGGAATCAACTACTCTCGCCAACGAGGGTGGCTGGTTTGAGTGCGACAAGATTAGGTTTCGTTCTGGCTACCCACAGAAGATAGGCGGCTGGGCACCTTTATCTAGCTCTACGTATCTAGGCGTAGCGCGTTCGCTCTGGAACTGGGTGACGCTGCGCGGGTATAACCTGCTTGGCGTAGGCACTAACCTCAAATACTACATAGAGAGCGGCGGCGTATACAACGACATTACGCCCATCCGCGTAACTACAACACTGCCTAACAATCCGTTCACTACACTAAACACATTCCCTACGGTGACGGTTAACGCGCCGGGGCACGGTGCTAATAATGGCGACTACGTTACGTTCTCTGGTGCTACAACTGTAGGCGGGCTGAACCTAAACAATGAGTACGTCATTACGTACATAGACTCTAATAGCTACAGCATCACAGCATCAAGCAACGCGTCATCATCCACCACAGGTGGTGGGGCTGCGGTATCGGCTGCGTATCAACTAAATACGGGTAACTCAACAATTACGTATCAAACAGGTTGGGGTGCGGGGTTATGGGGCGGATATGCTTTTGGTACAGCAACCACGACACTTAACGGCACTATAAACAGCTCAGCTACTACGATAGTCGTTACCTCCACTACGGGGTTTGCTGCGGCAGGTAGGATACTAATAGGCAGTGAGCTTATTACTTACAGTGGTAAAACAGGCACGGACTTCACAGGCTGTACACGAGGAGCTTTAGGTACAACCGCAGCAGCCCACACAACAGGCGTTATTGTTACTGACGCTGCTACCTTTACGGGTTGGGGTCAGTCTGTATCTACAACTACATACTCACAGATTCGTCTGTGGTCTGAAGCTAACTTTGGTGAGTACCTGCTGATTAACCCGTCAAACGGGCCTATTTACTTGTGGATACCTAGCTACAACGTCAGCGGCAACTTAACTTTTACTAACCGCGCTGAACTGCTTTCGTCTAGCGGCGCTGGTGCGTACGACACAGATGCAGACTGCCCAACCATAGCGTCGTTTATTACTGTGTCCGATGCGTCACGGTTTGTGATTGCTTTTGGGGTTAACGGGTACACCACTGATCCAAACCCTACACAGCAAGACCCGATGTTAATTCGTTGGTCAGATCAGGAAAGCTATCAAGTATGGACTCCTGCTATTACTAACCAAGCAGGTAGCTTCCGCTTAAGCTCTGGGTCATACATCGTTGCGCAACAACAAACACGCCAAGAGATTCTGGTTTGGACAGATGCTGCGTTGTACTCTATGCAGTACTTAGGGCCACCGTTCGTTTGGGGTTTCAACATCCTAGCGGACAACATCTCTATCATTAGCCCTAACGCTGTGGCTACTGCGAACAACGTCACTTACTGGATGGGCTTGGATAAGTTCTATGCTTACTCTGGTCGTGTTGAGACGCTGCCTTGCTCCCTGCGTCAGTACGTGTTTGGCGACATAAACACAACCCAAAGCTCGCAGTTCTTTGCGGGTACTAACGAGGGTTACAGCGAGGTCTGGTGGTACTACTGCTCGGCTAACTCAACTGTGGTTGACCGCTACGTCATATATAACTACCTCGACCAAGTTTGGTACTACGGCACATTAGGGCGCACGGCATGGCTAGATAGCCCGCTACGCAACTTCCCGATGGCTGCAACCTACAGCAATAACATTGTGTTCCATGAGGACGGCGTGGATGACATCACCACAACGGGTAACATCCTGCCTATTACATCGTACATACAATCGTCAGACTTTGACATTGGTGACGGACACAACTATGGCTTTGTGTGGAGGATGATCCCTGACATTACGTTTGACGGGTCTACTACCCCTGCGCCTAATACGCCACAAGTGACATTCACTGTGCGCCCACGCCAAAACCCCGGTGCGCCTTACGGTACGGCAGATGTACCTACAGTTGCGTCAGACCAGTCTTATGCTAACCAGCGTAACTACACGGTGCAGGAATTTACTCAGATTGTGTACACAAGACTACGTGGTCGCCAAATGGCGTTTAAGGTTATTTCGAATACGATAGGTACGCAGTGGCAGTTGGGTGTGCCTAGGATTGATGTCAGACCGGATGGGCGCAGATGACCACTAACGTCGTTGTTACAGAGTCTAATACTCTTACACGGACTAAAGCTCCGTCGCTACCCATCGCCCCAACCGTATACAGCCGCCAGTACGGCGACCAGCTTAATAACGTGCTGCGTCTATACTTCAGCCAGATAGATAACTTCGTAGGTCAGTTTACGCTAGGTTCTGTCTATCTTGTGGCTGACCTACCCCCTGCTGCTGCGGTTAGTGTAGGCGCAAGAGCTTTCGTGACTAACTCGTCTGTAACTACATTTAATACGATTGTGGCTGGCGGCGGGGCTAACGGAGTCCCTGTATTCTTTGACGGTACTAACTGGAGAGTTGGTTGACGCCGGTAAGAGAGACGCTGTACCAAGATGATGAAGTGCATTTTCTATGTGACTACATTGTCAACAAAACAAAAGTAGCCATGCACTTAAACATCACGCCGGGTGCGTGGTCGCCATCAAGATTTAAGCGGTATAAGGCTATCTTTTTTGAACAGGTTGTGCCTTATTTGAAAGACAAACACTACGGCGAAGTGTATGCTACACCCTTTGAAAACGATGTAAAAGCCCAGAAACTCATAGTGATGTTCGGGTTGAAAGAATTTGATAGGAAGTCAGGCTGTGTCCTGATGAAACGGGAGATTTAACATGCCAGCTTTACTACCCGCACTTGCCGTTGAGACGTTATTTACTACGGCTGCTGTTGCGCCTACTCTTGCGGCTGCTAGTACTGTTGCTGCTCCTATTGTTGCTGCCGAAGTAGCTGCGCCTCTTGTTGCTGCCGAAGTAGCTGCTCCTGCCGCTGCCAACGCGCTTGGTATTCTTCCTCAAGCTACGGGCATTCTTCCTGAAACACTAAGTGGGGCGCAAGGGATTATGTCGGGCGGTGCTGCCGCTGCCCCTACTGCTGTGGGTGAAGCTGTTAAACCACTGTCAGATGCTTTTCATGCACAAGAAGCCGCACGAACAGAAGCTTTTAGAAACGCATCGGTGGCAGGTGACGGTGTTGCACCTGTTCAAACTTTACCACCCAACACTACTGCACCTCCTGTACCGCCCGGCCCTGCCCCCGCTCAACCTTTAAATATACCCCCTAGTGCTAATGTTCCGGGGTTAAACACCGTACCTCCCGGCGCTGAAAGTTTAGGCATTGCTCCTCAAGCTTCTGTTCCGCAATTTGGTAACGCCGCTCCTACCTCTAAACTGTTAGAAGGCGGGCAAAGCGCTTTTAAGATGTTGGGTGAAGCCTACGACTCTTTCAATAAATTACCGATGGTTGCAAAATTAGGAGCTGCTGCAATAACTAGCAACCTAACAAAACCTAATCAATCTGGCCCTAAAGAAAAAGAATACAAAAACTCTTTTGATTCAGGTAGTTTTAATAGGACGGAACCTAACACTTACTTGTATGGTGGCCCCGGTGGCGGTACAGGGATAGCTTCTACCAATGAAGAGTCTGGTTTTAATAGGACAAACCCTAACCCTTATATATACGGTACTACCTACGCAGCTAACGGTGGGTTGATGGGGTATGACGTAGGTGGCCCAGTTGAACAAATGTCTAACACTAACGCTGGAATTATGCCAACCACAGGGCAGAACAATATGTACCCTATGTCCCAGCAAAGGACGTTTGCGTACGCTAACCCATCTATGCAAAACCCTGTATCGCAAAACGTATTAGGGACAGGCGACGCTGGCAACCTTGACTCATACACAGGCATGCCTAAGTTTTCTTCGGGCGGTACTACATACGAAGACGATAAAGAAGCTGCAAAAGTAGCAGCGATGCGCAAACGCTATTCTAAGATGATGGGTGATAACTCAAACATGGAAGAGAACGTCTCTGAAATGAAGTCTGCTGTAGCAAGAGCGCAAAGCAAAGCAGGTCACGTAGGGCATAGTGTTACCAACCTCAGCAAAACCGCAGGGGACGCAGCGCAAAGTGAATTAGCTGCACTAATGGAAAAGTACAACATTAAAGCTTCACTTCCTAAAATGCTTAGCCCTCAAAGTGGCAGTATGGAGTACGCAGCTAACGGCGGCATCATGCACGGCCTAGGTGGGTACAGCGATTACGCTTCTGGTGGGCGTTTATTGAAAGGGCCGGGTGATGGTGTATCTGATTCTATCCCTGCTGTTATTGGTAACAAGCAGCCTGCTCGCCTTGCTGATGGAGAGTTTGTTATCCCTGCACGAATCGTTTCAGAGCTTGGAAACGGAAGCACAGAAGCAGGTGCAAGACAGCTTTACGCAATGATGGAACGCATACAAAAGAATCGTAAGAAGTCTGTAGGTAAAGGTAAAGTGGCAGTGGACTCTAAATCTAAAAAACATCTACCTGCATAACTATGGCTTTATACCAAGTACACCCAAACGAGCTACCAAAAATATGGCCTATTGCAGCACCTATGTTGCAAAGAGCAATTGATCTTGACCCTGAAGTTGTAACGATTGAGCAAGTTGAATTTTCAGTTCGCACAGGGCGTACGTTTTTATTAGTATGGGACGAACCGGAAGAAGGTATAACCGGTGCAGTTACAGTTGAATTTATAGACTACCCACGAGAGCGCGTTGCGCATGTAAATCTAATGGGTGGTAAAGGCGTTGTCAGACACCATGTCTTTGACGAAGCTAAAGAATGGATGCGTTCTTTTGGGGCTACGAAGGCGCAATGTTGGGCTAGGGGCACACTAGTTCAGATGTACGAAAAAATGGGCATGACTAACACCCATCAGGTGATGAGGACAGAATTATGAATATCTTTAAATGGTTGTTTAACCCTGACTGGTTCACCTTCAATATGGGTGGCGGCGGTGGTGGCCCTAACACAACTTATTCC